GCTAGGTCGATCGTCAGGACTCGGTCCAGGATAGATCTTGCCACACGAAGTGACAGAGGACCCTTACCTTAGAAACGCGAGTTCGGCCCCTAAGGCCGTAACCGAAACCGTTGTCAGTTGGTCTCGGTATCTTCACGTAGTCATCAAGAAGGAGGTATTCCCCCGACCTGCGTTCTACGCTGGGTGCTCTCGTGTAATAGAGAGCGTACGCCGAAGGAACATCTTGCAGTTTTACTTGCAAGGGAGCTTCGATGTACGTGTCGAACCACCAGCCATCCCAGCAGGGATGACGTCGATGCTCTCCTTGTGGGAGAGAGTCGATGAGGTGGCCGTCCCCATAACCTTCCGGACCAAGGATTCGAAGCCTTGGAGGTATGCAGCCGACAGACCAACTGTGAAGAGCGCGCAAAGCGCCCAACACAGCTTCCGTATCTCCGCGAGGAGAGTCGGGAAGCGTTCTGAAGATCTTATGGATCCTCTTGATCGAGTTGCACACATGGAAGGCAGCCGTGAGCTTGTTAAGCTCATGACTGAGAAGTAGCGGCCTGACGAAATATCCGAGAAAGAAGTCGTGGCCACAGGATTCGAAAAATAGTCCTGTACGGTAGGATTTCTCCTTGTTCACTTGGAACCCACAAACTCCAGTGACCTCTTGGAAAAGGTCAAACGCAACTTGCGGGATAATGACATCATCCCCGTACACACTCAGGTTGACTCCAGTAAAGTAGTCAACACCAAGCTCTTCGCAGACGCTGGTAGCAGCTGCGTAGAAGATGAGCGTTTCAAGCTCAAACGTGTACGCGTTACCCATGCTGGAAAACTTGTGAAAGTTATACCACATGCCGTCACTCTCGTAACGGGGACAACGGGCAACATCAAGGAACTCGAACCACGGGTGTGGTAAGAGGTCCATGACAAGTCGATACGCGATGGTATCACTAGCCGACGAGAAGTCGACTGTAGCTAAGCCATCACTTAAAGCCCTGGAAGCGAGTTTTTGATTCACTCCCTGGTCATCAAGATCGACGCCGAATTTCTTCAGGCGTCCGCGTAAATAAGAACCGACCCCTTTCTGATACAAACCGTTTAAAAGCGGCTCGATGCAGATGGGACGGCCAGTCTTAGCGTTCTTCGGAACAACCGTTAACTGAGAACCGGGAACGAGGCGAACCTCGTGGGTCCCTGCTGGGAACCACCCCGGAAACTCCTCGAGGAACTCTTGGAGCTTCTCAGAAAACGCGTACGTGCACTCAGGTTCACTGCTGACCTTCTTATACACGGAGGTGTCCCCCCGCGTGCCATAGGCCGCACCAGGTCCAAAGGAGAAATCCATAGCTTCGAGTCCAGGGACGTCACCAAGGATAACAGCAATTTTCCTTTGCATTCGGTAAAGGACCGACGCAACGCCCCGCGAGGGGATGCTGGAATCAAATCGGACGTTTGTCTCGGAACACAAGACTTCTGCCTCAACGAACTTCTTTTTGGCAACCAGATCAGTGTCGATGCCCGTGTTCAGGTTGGGAAACCTGCTCAGGAGCTTAACAGCTTGATGGTCACGAAAGAAATCCATCGGGTCCACATAGTCTAGCGGATCAATCCGTTTCTCGACGAGCTGACGATGCTCTCCATATTTCAGGAGGAGCGCGCAGCTTAACGATACTGGGGAATTCAGCGCTTCGAATAAGCGGTGGGCGAATGAAAGTGCTGTGAGACGCCTGTGCGTCACACGGTTACCACGACTGCTCATGATTACCCTTGGTTGCTGAGATGAAGCCCTGCCCTTAGTAGGGCAGCTCGTACTTCTCGAAAGCGTCGGTCACGAACGCGTTTGACAGCGCGTTCTTGATGAAAGCCTGCAGGTCCTTGCGGTCCTGTAGGCTGCAGCGCTCCGGGAAAACGGTGGTCAGTTCGACCACCGGACGGTAGGAGACGGTCGGAGGGGGCGTCAGCCCCGCATCGTTGGTCCCCACGGTCTCCATCTTCGGCGTCTCGATCTTGATCGAGAGCTTCAGGTTCCGGGTCGCCGCTTGCGCGGTTCCGGTGGGCCGTGTCAGCGAGAACACCAGCTTGTTGTAGCCGATGTACACGCCGCCGGCGCGATCTTCGAGCAGCGCGTAGTCCGCGGAGGCTTTCGCCGGTGCGAACGTGTGTGCCGCGGGCGTCCCTTGGCCGTCATTGATGACGATGTTTGCGATGGCACTCATCTAGAGTTCCTTGAAGAGAATGCTCTCAGAAGGGTTCGCGCGAACGCTAACCACCACTTCGAACGTCGAAGAACCTCATCCATAGGGCATTACAGCCCGAGCTGGTAGAGGGTGGACCAAGTGTTTTACTTCCCCTTGGTGAAGCGGAAGCGACCCCACTCTGTTCGTCTGGCTTCGCC